GGTCATCCGAAGGCACGAAAGTTTTTTAGCGTGTAAGTTTGCAGTTGCTTAACTACTTAACTATTATGGAAGCATATTAACTTAACTTACTACTAATGCTTATCACATATGTAGATTTAGCTAAACTAAAGGAAGTTAGCAAAAGTGCAGTATCACAAAGAAAAGCAAAAGGTCTTTTTAAAAGTGCAATAGTAAAAACAGTTAATGGTAAAGATTATTTAGATAAAGACGCAGCGTTAAAAGCATGGGATGGCATTGTTGATGACAAACAAATAATTAAACATGAAAATATTGATATGCGTGAAGTAAAAAAAGAACTTATAGATACTGTTGATAAATTACCAATACAAGAAATACCAGATTTTAATGTAAGTAGAGCTAAAAAAATGCACTTTGATGCAGCGTTATCTGAAATAGAAGTAAAAGTAAAAGAAGGTATATATGTTGATGCTAAAGAAACTGAACAAAAAGGTTTTGAATTAGCTAAAAGTTTATCTGACAAATTAATGACGTTACCAGATAGAGTAAGTAGTTTATTTGCTGCTGAAACTGATAAAGCTGTTATTGGTAAAACACTTAAAGAAGAAATTGTATTAGCTATAAATTCTAGTATTAAACAATTTGCATGAATCCATTTGTTAAAGGTTTTTTAGAAGGAATACAACCACCTAAACCTATTACTGTTAGTGATTGGTCAGATGCTAATAGAGTACTTTCAACAAGGGCTTCTAGTGAATCGGGAGCATGGAGAACAAGTAGAGTACCGTATTTAAAAGAACCAATGGATTTGTTAAGCGTAGAAGAAACAAATGTAGAACGTGTTGTATTAATGTTTGCTGCACAAGTAGGCAAAACTGAAATGGGCATAAATGCACTTATGTATTGGATAGATGTAGCACCTAGTTCAATATTATGCGTAGCACCTAGTTTAGATATGGTTAAAAGACTGACAGTACAAAGGTTAGAACCAGCATTTGATGAAACACCTTGTATAAAAAATAAATTACCTAAAAAAAGAGCTAAAGATAAAAGCAATAGTATGTTTATGAAAGAATTTCCTAATGGCATATTGATGCTTACAGGTAGTAATAGTTCTGTTGGTTTAAGATCAGCACCAATACGTTATTTATTTATGGATGAAGTTAGTAGTTTTCAAGAATCTGTAAGTAGTACTTCAGGAATAGAAGAAGGTGATCCTTGTTCACTAGCAGAAAAACGTACAACAAACTATGCAAATAGAAAAATATTATTAACGTCTACACCTACTGAAAAAAACCATTGCAGAATTGAACAAGAGTTTAATATGTCTGATCAACGTTACTACCAAATAAAAAGTCCTTGTTGTGGTGGTTTTCAATCTTTAAAATTTTCACAACTTAGATGGAAAGAAAAACAACCAGAAACAGTTGAATATGAATGTGCTTTATGTGGTGAACGTTTTAATGAAGCATACAAAACAACAATGCTAAGACAAGGTAAATGGCAAGCTACAAAACCATTAACACGTAAAACAGCAGGTTTTCATTTATCTGGCTTGTATAGTCCTTCAGGATGGTTAAGTTGGGCATCTATTGTAGAAGAATGGGAAACAGCACAAGAAGCACCTGCTTTATTACGTAGTTTTATAAATACACGATTATCTGAAACTTTTGATGAATCATATCAAACAAGTATTACTGTAGATTCATTAATTGATAAATTAGATGATTATTTGCCTTCAGAAATACCACAAGATGTTTTATGTTTAGTTGCAGGTGTTGATGTACAGGGTGGAGGTGGCACTAAAGATGAAAGATTGGAATGTAGTGTATTTGGTATAAGTAAATCTGTTGTAGAAGGTAAAGAAGAATTATGGCTTATAGATCATTTTGTATTACATGGTGATCCTACACAACAAGAAGTATGGCAAGGTTTAGATATAATTTTAGATTCAGAATATGACCATCCATTAGGCGGTAAATTAAAAATACAGGCAATGGCAGTTGATTCTGGTGGATTAGCAACGCATAGCGTCTATAACTATTGCAGATTACGTAAAAGAAAAGGTGTTATTGCTATAAAAGGATCATCATTACAAAACCAACCTGTTATTAATACTGGTTCAAACGTAAATATAAGTATTAGAGGTATGAAAACAGCACAAGCTGTTAAAGTTTATTCTGTAGGTGGTGACACTATAAAAGACGAGCTATTTCCACGAATAAAAATGGGTAAAGGTATTCATTTTCATAAACAAACAACAGCAGAATATTTTAAAGAATTAACAGGTGAATATAAAGATAGTAAATTAAATAATGCTAGAAGAAGGGTTTATAGATATGTACAAAAAAGAAATCAAAGTGTAGAAAAATTAGATTGTTGTGTATATGCGTATGCAGCATGGCATTTTATTTTAAAACAAATACCGATAACTAAAATTTTTGCATATTTAGAGAAAAAATTAGAAAAAAACGCAAAAAATGGCAAAAAAACGCAAAAAAACGCAAAAAATACCAATATTTCTAAAACAGGGTATGATGTATTTAATTGGAATTAAGGTTTTTTTATGTGGGTTAGTAACATACCAAATGTAATTGCTGCTGGCACTACAATAAAATGGAGGGATGAAGAAACAACAGTACCTTTTGATCAGCAAGTAACAAGTAGTGATTGGACACTTACATATTATTTAAGAAGTACAGATTTAGAAGCACATACGGTAACAGCTAGTGCATATGGTAATGGTTTTGAGTCAACAATAGCTGCTAGTGCAAGTGAAGGATTTACTGAAGGTAATTGGACATATGAAGCAATAGCATCTAAAGGATCTGAAAAACATAGATTAGGTTTTGGTTATATAACTGTAAAACAATCATTACAGTACACAGGTACAGCAGGGAAAATAGATACAAGATCACCAAATCAAGTAGATAGAGATAATATTATTGCTGCATTACGTAAATTTAATGATGGCGCACAAGAATACAGTATTGGCAACAGAACATATAAAAGGGTAGATATGGACAAATTAAGAACAAGATTACATGACTTAATTCCAATTTGTTTACGTGAAGAAAAAGCAGATAAATTAAGACAAGGTTTAGGTACAGGTTTAAAACTTAGCGTTAGACAATAGGAGTAGAAACAATGGGATTTATTAACGCATTTAAAGGTGCATACAAAGGTTTTTTAAATAACAGGCATGAAACTAAAGTATTGCCTAGAGCTAGACGAAGCAGTTATAAAGCTGCTGCATATGACAGATTAAATTATAGTTGGAAAGTTAACGGTAGTAGTGCAGATAGGGCAATACAATCTGACAATAAAACTGTAAGAAATAAAGCTAGAGATATGATTAGAAATAATGTATATGTTAAACAGGCTATGCGTAGTTTGATGTTAAACGTATGCGGTACAGGTACAAAACCACAATTACAAATAAAAAGAACAAATGGTAAACAAAATGACAAGCTAAATGTATCTATAGAAAAAGCATGGAGTAAATGGACTAGATACGATTCATTTTCTGCTAATGGTATAGATTGTTTAGCAAGTATTGAACGCAAAATAATAAATACTTTATTTAGTGATGGTGAAATATTTATAAGACTTATAAAAAAACCATTTGGTAGATCAAGAATACCTTTAGCTATTGAATTATTAGAAGCTGATCAATTAGATGACGATTACACAGATAAAAAAACTAATAAAAACGAACAATGGAGAATGGGAATATTAAGAGATAAATTTGGAAGGGCAAAAAAATATGCTTTTTTAGCAGAACATCCTGACGATTTTCCTTTAGCTTATAAGTACACAAGCAAAAGACATATGTTTATAGATGCTGGTGAAGTTATCCATTTATGTATTGGAGATAGAGTAGGTCAAACAAGGGGTATAAGTTGGATAGCTTCAGCATTATCTGATATGCACCAATTACAAGGTTATCAAGAAGCAACAGTTATAGGTAAACGTATTCAAAGTTCTACAATGGGCTTTATTAGTACAAATGATCCTGAAGGTTTAATAGGTGATGATGTAATGGATAATGAACGTGTTATGGATTTTTCCGCAGGGCAATTTCATTATTTAGGTGCTAATGAATCAATAACTGTACCTGATCTTGGCAATAGTAATGATAATTTTGAACAATTTAATAGTGCAATGCTTAGAGCATTGGCTGCTGGTTGTGGTACATCATATGAATCTGTTAGTAGAGATTTTAGCAAGACAAACTACAGTAGTAGCAGATTAAGTTTGCTAGAAGATCGTGACCATTACAGAATGATCCAAACATATTTAAAAGATCATTTTTTTCAACCTTTATTTGATGTATGGTTAGAACTAGCTGTAGCTGCTCAAGTATTAGATTTACCTAATTATGAATTAGATCCAGATAAATATAGAGAAGTGCATTGGATGTTTAGGGGTTGGTCATGGGTAGATCCACAAAAAGAAGTTGCTGCATGTAAAGAAGCTATAAAAGCTGGATTTAAAACACAAGCACAAATTATTGCAGAACAAGGACATGACATACATGAAGTTATGGCAGCTAGAAAAAATGAAGTAGAACTAGCTGAACAATTAGGTTTAAATTTTGACGTAAATATGTCTAGTAGTCCTGACAATACTAATGAACAAGGTAATATAGAAGAAAGCAATACTGAAACTAACCCACAAAATGAAGAAACAACGTGATTTAGAATCTTCTATACAGCATAGAAGTAATACAGTTGATTTTAAAATTGACAAAGACAAACGTACATTAACATTTCCTTATGGTTCTGAAGAACCAGTAAATAGAGGTTATTTAGGCTATGAAATTCTAAATTTTACTGAAGAATCTGTTGATCAATCTAGACTAATGGCATCTGCACCATTGCTATATAATCATAATTCTGATGATGTATTAGGTGTTGTTGAAAAATCTTGGGTAGAAAATAAAAGGGGTTATGTAACAGTAAGACTAGGTAAACATGAACGTGGTGAAGAAATTTTAGGTTTAATAAATGATGGAATACTAAGAAATGTAAGTGTAGGTTATAGCGTTATGGAAACAGAAAAAGAAGAACGTAAAAAGGATTCTGACGATTCTAAGGAATATTATCGTGTTACCCAGTTTCAGCCAGCAGAAATAAGTATTGTTACGATTCCTGCTGACTATTCTCAAAGTGGAATAGGAAGGTCAAAAGAAGCTACAAAAGATAACAAAAAAGAAGAAAATAAAGTTACTATGGAAGAATATGCTACTTCTGCTACTCTTGAAGAACAGCGTACTAATGCTGTTGCGGATAATTCCGTACCACAGTCAAATCCTATTTCAAAAAAAATTATGGCTACTAGCACCTCAGAAACAAATGATGTGGTGCGTGACTTAGAAAAAGCACGTAATGATGCTCAATCTACTGAACGCAAACGCATTAGAGAAATCACTTCTTTTTGCAATAAAATGCAATTAGGTGATGAAACATTAAATAATCTTATTGATAATCCTAAAGCAACTATTAATGATGCAAGGGCTATCTATTGTGACAAAGCTGAAATGCAACCAGTAGAAAGCATACAAACAAAAGCTGATATTCCTGAAAAAGAATTATCAGAAATTAGTTTAGTTGCAGGTGCTAGGGCTGCTTTAACAGGTGATTGGTCATCTAGGGAAGCTGGTTTAGTACGTGAAGTATCACAAGAAGTTGAATTAAAAGGTGGTAAAAGAACTACAAGCAATTCATTCTTAGTACCATTTGACGCATTTGTACCACAGAAACGTGCAACTTACGTTACCAGTACAAACAATGTAGGTGGATTTTTAGTACCACAAGACTACAGACCACAAGACTTTATTGAGTTTTTATACAACACATCTATAGCTTTAGGTGCTGGTGTACAAACACTTAATGATTTACAAGGTGATGTAGTTATACCAAAACGTGCAGGTAAAGGTTCTACATATTGGTTATCAACTGAAACTACTGCTATAACTGCTGGAAATAGCACATTTTCACAGGTAACAATGGTACCAAAAAACGTTGCAAGTTTAGAAAAATATTCTAGGCAGCAAGTTTTACAAGGATTACCAGCTATTGAACAGTTGATTAGGTCAGATATGACAACTAACCTACAACTTGCAATGGATTCTGCAATTCTTAACGGTTCTGGTTCTAGTGGTCAACCAACAGGCATACTTAACACTTCAGGAGTTAATTCTGTTGCTATGGGTACTAACGGTGGTGCTATTACATTAGATGCACTAATTAACCTAGAAGGTAACGTTGTTATTGACAACGGTATTGTTAACCCTGCAACTACTGGTTATTTAACTAACGGTAAAGTTGTTAATGATCTTAAAAAGCTAAAAGATACTGCTGGTCAGTATTTATATAACATTGGTTCTGTTGTTGGTGGTAGAGGTGCTACACCAGCAAACATTAATGGTTATACAATAGCTGATTCTATGCAATTACCATCAACCCTTACAAAAGGATCTAGTTCTGGTAATTGTTCTGCTGTTATTTTTGGTGATTTTTCACAATGTCTAGTTGGACTATGGGGTGGCCTTGAAATAACTGTAGGTGAAGATTCTGATGACTTTAGCAAAGCACTAACTTCAATCAGGGGAATAATGACAATGGATGTTGCAGTAAGAAACCCTGTATCATTTGGTGTTATTAAAGACGTAACTACAACTTTATAAGTTGTTTATTAGGGGTACTCTGCACCCCTTTTTATTTATGAAAGTACAAGTTTTAAAATCATTACAAATTAATGGTGTACACATTGAACAATTAGATGTTGTTGATGTTGATGGTCAAATGGCTGAAGAATTATTTACAGCTAATAGGGCAATACCATACGTAGAAAAACCAAAACCAAAACGCACAAAAAAACCTAGAAATGTCAATAGCAACTGATTCATTAGACGCTTTATTCTCTGATGATTTAACAGTAAATGTATTAGCTAATGGCACATATGGTAAAGGCTTATTTGAACAACCAACAACAGTAGCTTTAGGTGATCAGGTTTTATTTACAGATTATTTAATATATTTAAAAGCTAGTGCATATCCAAAATTAAAAACAGGTGATGCAATAGAAATAGAAAAAGTTAATTACACAGTAAGAGAAGTGCAAAAAGGTATAGATGCTTTAATTTTAGAAGTATCGTTACAAAAAACATGACTACACGTAGAGAAACTATTTTAGATGCTGTTGTAACTGCTTTAGCTGGCACTACTAATGTTGGTACACGTATTTATAGATCTAGGGTTACTGCATTTACTAGAGAAGAAACACCTTCACTATTAGTTACTTGGGATTCTGACAATCCTGTACAAACAACTTCATTACCAAAACTAGATTGGACATTAGATATATCTATAGCAGTTATTGTTAGAGGTGATAAACCAGATGAAGTAGCTGATCCTGTTGTTGAAAGTTTGCATAGTAAAGTAATGGCAGATTTAACGTTAGGTGGTGTTGCTACTAATATAATTCCTACAGGTACTACTAATGAAGCTGTAGATAGTGACCAACCAGCAGGTATAGTGACAGTAAATTATCAAATAAAATACAGAACATCAAATACTAATTTAGCAACCCTTTAATATGACAAAAATACTGCTATTGTTAATATAAGCAATGTATTAAGTTTGTAAAAAAATGGCTATTTTACGCACTTCAAAAACAATTTTAGCAGCAAAAAAAGAATCTTCTTATGGAGTGGCAGTAACTTTAGCTGGTACTAATTGTTTACTTGTTTCTGATGTTTCACTAAATCCTGTTGCAACAGAACCAAAAGAAAGAACAAATATTAGAGGATTTGCAGGTAATTTTCCTACTATTCCTAGTAATACAAAAGTAGAATTAAGTTTTGCGCTAGAATTAACACCTAGTGGAAGCGCAGGTACAAGTCCAGATTATGATGAATTATTATTGGGGGTTGGTCTAGTACGTACAGATGTTAGTAGTACAAGCAATACCTATACACCAGATCCTACTTTAGATGATGCAGATAGTTTAACTATTGGTGTCTACATAGATGGATCACTACACAAATTAACAGGTGCTAGGGGTACATTTTCTATATCATTAACTGCTTCAGAAATACCAATGATAAATATGTCATTTATTGGTATATATAATGATCCAACAGTAACAGCTTTATTAACACCTTCATATGCACAACTAGCACCAATAGCAGCTAATAGTGACAATACTACTAATTTTCAATTACATAGCTATGCAGGGTCACTAATGTCATTTACTTATGATCATAATAATGCACTATATTATTCTGAATTAATGAGTGGTACAAAAAGTACAAGAATAACAGATAGAAAACCAAGTGGTAGTTGTACTATTGAATCAGTACCATTAGGAACAAAAAACTATTATACGATTGTAAACAGTAGTGCTACTGGTAATTTAACTTGGCAACATGGACAAAGTGCAGGTAATAAAATTACTTTTACAGCACCTTATGTAGATTTACAAGATATTGCACAAGATGATAATGAAGGTTATCAAATGCTTAATATTGGCTATAGAGCATTACCTAGTAGCGGAAATGATGAAATGAGTTTAAAATTTCATTAACTCTGCTAAAAAAATTATGGCTTTTATTATTGATGATCTTGATGATACTTTTGAGTGGAAAATAAAAATACCAATACCAAATAAAAATAAAAGAGAAACACATGTTTTTAATGGTGTTTTTAGACGTATAACACAGGATAGGTTTGACGAACTACAAACATTACAAGAAGAAGAAGGTTTAAAAAATGAAGATATAGTACGTGAAATTATGGTTGGATGGTCTGGTATGCAAGATAAAGAAGGCAATGAATTACCATTTACTACATCTAATTTAAATAAATTATTAAATGTATTTGGATTAGCTGCATATATTATTAAAGCATTTACTGAAGCATATACAGGTGGGCTACAGAGAAAAAACTAGAAGATGCTGTAGAACATTGGTTTAATTCTGGTAAAAAAATACAAAATACAGATTTAGAAAAAGCTGCTGAATTATTTGGTGTAAAATTACCAGAAAAATTAAATAAAAAAGATTTTATTATATTACCTGAAAATATAGATGTAGTAAGTTTATTTTTACGTGTACAAACACAATTTAGAACAGGTTTTGGTGGTGTAACAGGTTTAGACTATGCAGCAGTTATACAAGTTGCTAATATGTATTCATATAATAAATTGCCTTCTTTATTTGAAAAATTACAAATAATGGAAATTAAAGCATTAGAATTAATTAATCAAGAAGGTAAAAATAATGGCTAAATTTGATGTTGTTATAGCAGCAAAAACTGTAGGTGAACAAGGTATAAAACGTCTTGGCAATTCAATGCAAGGTGTACAAGGTAAAGTTAAAAATTTAAAAATTGCAGTTGGTGGTTTAAATGGTGCTTTAAAAATATTTGCTGGTGTATTAGCTGCTGGTGCATTTACTAGATTTGTAAAAGGTGCAATAGATAGTGCAGATGCTTTTGGTAAAATGTCTGATCAAACTGGCATTGCTGCTAATACATTACAGGCATATGTTAATGCTGGTAAATTAGCAGGTATAGAACAAGCAACTATAGATAAAGGTTTAAGGCGGTTAAGTCAATCAATGCGTGAAGCTGATTTAGGTGTTGCAACTTATAAAGATAGTTTTGATGCTTTAGGTTTAACTGTACGTAATACAGATGGCAGTTTTAAGAGTAATGAACAAGTATTAGGTGAAATTGCAGATAGATTTGCAGATATGCCTGATGGTGCAACAAAAGCAGCTTTAGCTATGGAAATATTTGGTAGAAGTGGTGCAAGTATGATTAATATGCTTAACGGTGGTAGCGCAGCATTAACAGAATTTAATTATGCTGTTTCAGATGAATTTGCACAAAACGCAGAATATTTTAATGATCAAATAGCGGTATTACAAATTAAATTTGATGGATTTAGAAAACAATTAGTTGACGCATTATTACCAACTTTAAATAATTTATTAAAAATGTTTAGTAATATATTTAATGCAGATCAAGATTTTACAGCTTTTTTTCAAGGTGTAGAAGTTGGTTTAAAAATAATAACAAGTTCTATATTTACAGTAGTTGCTGGTTTTAGGTTTTTATTAACTACTATTAAATCTATTGTTAAAGGTTTAGGTGAATTATCAAAAGGTAATTTTAGTGGTGCTGGTGAAGCATTTATGGGTGGTTTAGATGAAACAAATGCACAGTTTAAAAAAGATATGGAAACATTTGATAATATTTGGACAGGTCGAGAAAATGCACCTAGTACATATTTTAAAGAAGGCGCAAACAGCGCAAATGAATTTGGTGAACAATTAGATAAAAGTTTTGGCACACAAATGCAAGCAAAAATGAAAGAATTTACAGATTCTATAAAAACTGTTGGTGAAGCAATGGCAGATGTAGCAGTTAAATCTATAAAACAATTAGAAGATCAATTAGTGCAATTTGTAACTAAAGGTACGTTTGAATTTAGAAAATTAGCTGATTCTATAATTAATGAATTTGCACGTATAGCAATACAGCAAACAATAACAAAACCATTAGGAAATTGGTTTGAAGGTTTATTTAGTGCAAAAGGTAACGTTTTACAAAATGGGCAACATTTAAGTAAGTATGCAAAAGGCGGTGTTATAAATAGTCCACATTTTAAATATATGGCTAATGGCGGTATTGCTGTTGCAGGTGAAGGTGCTAATGCTGAAGCTATATTGCCTTTAAAACGTGGTTCTGATGGTAATTTAGGTGTTGTTAGTCAAGGCGGTGGTAGCAATGTTGTTAACGTAACTGTAAATGCTGAAAATAGTAATGTAGAAGGCGATAACGAAAAATCACAACAACTTGGACAAGCAATAGCAGCAGCAGTACAATCAGAAATAATTAATCAACAACGTGCAGGGGGTTTACTATATGGCTAGTTGGGATACTTCAGTTAATATAAGTCCAGATTTTTCTTCTACAAAACAAAGTAGCATTGTTACGCGTGAAGTACAATTTGGTGATGGCTATAAAAAATTAGTTAGTTATGGCTTAAATAATGATTTAAAAAAATATAATTTTAAATTTCAAAATAAAAATACTACAGAAAAAAATACAATAGTAAATTTTTTAGAAGCTAGAAAAGGGGTAGACCCATTTGATTTTACTGCACCTGATGAATCTAGTAGTAAAAAATATTTATGTAAAGAGTGGAGTGAAACATTTGTAGCTGCAAACGTTTTTACAATACAAGTTGTATTTGAAGAGGTGGCAATACCATAATGGCAGTAGCAGCATGGTCAGCTAATGATACTGTAGCTTTAGGTGCTATAAAAAGAGCTAATAATACTTTATATAATGGTTTTTTCTTTAAATGTACTACAGCAGGTACAACAGGATCTAGTGAACCAGATTGGCCTAGACATTTAGGTAAAACAATTACAGACAATACAGCAGTATGGACAGTTATTAGTAGTATTTATGCAGATTTATCTGTTTTAAGTCCTAGTGCAATTATTGAATTATTTGAATTACATTTAAATAGTACTTTGCATAATTCTAATAATATTATTAGATGGCATAACGGATGTAATGCAAACATTACAGGAAACATTGTTTTTGGTACGCAAAGTTATACGCGTATGGCAATACAAGCAACAGGGTTTAAAAAATCTACAAGTGGCACATTAGCTAGACCTACATTAACTGTTGCTAATACTGATCAGCTAATGACTTTTTTATTGCGTGACGTTAATTTATTTAATAGTGGTAATGATTTAGGAGGTGCAGTAGTTAAAAGATTACAAACATGTAAAAAATTTTTAGATGGTGAAAGTACAGCAGATTTTTATGCACAATATCCTGTAGAAAGTTTTGAAGTTGATAGAAAATCTAGTGAAAATAAAAATACAGTATCTTTTGAATTAGTAACAGTAGTTGATAAACCAAATGAATATATACCGAAAAGGCAGTTATTAGGTAATTGCTGTCAATGGCAATATAGAAGTTCAGAATGTAGTTATACAGGTAGTAATTATTTTGATAAAGATGACAATGTTGTAAATACTTTAGCTGCTGATGTATGCGGTAAAAGGTTATCTAGTTGTAAAAAAAGGTTTGGCGAAAATGGTGTATTACCTTTTGGTTCATTTCCTACTGCTGGTAAAACACAATGAAATTAAGTAAATATATAAAAAATTTAGCATTACAGCATGCTAAAGATGAAAGTCCTAAAGAAAGTGTAGGTCTAGTGCATATAGTAAAAGGTAAAGAAAGATATTTTAAATGCAATAATTTAGCAGAAACACCTGATGAACATTTTGTACTAGATCCAGATTCATTCATAAAAGCAGAAAAACAGGGTGAAATAATTGCATTAATACATAGTCATCCAAAAACGCACCATAGTCCTAGTCCAGCAGATTTAGTTGCATGCGAAAAATCTGGTTTACATTGGTTTATTGTTAATCCAAAAACAGAATTATGGGGTAGCTGTAAACCAACAGGTTATGAATTACCTTATGTTGGGCGAAGTTTTTTTCATGGTGTTGTAGATTGCTATACCTTAGTGAGAGATTTTTACCAAAAAGAATTTGGAATACAATTAAACGATTATTTTAGAAAAGACAAATGGTGGGATAAAGGGGAAAATATGTATTTAGATAATTTTAAAAAAGAAGGATTTTATGAAATTTCTTTAAAAGATATAGAATATGGTTGTGTGATACTTATGCAAATTGAAAGTAATGTACCTAATCATGCTGGAATTTATATTGGTGACAATGTGGTATTACATCATGTACAAGGTAGACTATCTAGTAGGGATGTCTACGGAGGTTATTACATTACAAATACTGCAAAAATACTAAAACATGAAAAAAATTAAAGTTTATGGTGAATTAAAAAAGTATTTAAATCAAGGTACTTTTTATTTTGATGTTTGTACTGCAAGTGAAGCAATTAAGGCTTTATGTGCTAATTTTGCTGGTTTAGAAAAATGGTTAATAGACAATGATCAAAACGGTATTAGTTATAAAGTAAAAATTGGTGAAGATGAAATTGGTGAAGATAATATAACAGATTTAGTTTTACCATTAAGTAGTAAACAAGTTTTTTCTATAACACCTGTTATTACTGGTTCAGGTCGTGGTTTTGGTCGAATATTAACAGGTGCATTAATTATAGGTGCTGGTTTTTTAGTACCTGCATCATGGGCTATAGGTACGTTTGGCGGTACACCAATATTAGTAGGCAGTACTTTAAAAAAATTTGGTTTAATTATGTCTTTAACTGGTGTTGTTGAAATGTTATCACCACAACCAGAATTTCCAAATATGGAACAAGCAAATCAACTACAAAATTTTTCATTTAGTGGTATAAATAATGTAAATCAAGTTGGTACACCAATACCTATTGTTATGGGTCGTGCGTTTTGCGGAAGCGCAATAATTTCTTCAGGTCTTGACGTAGATCAGGTAGTTTAATGACAGTAATACGAGGTTCAGGAGGTGGTAGTAAAGGAGGTGGTAATAAAACACCTGTAGAAGCTGATGATTCATTACAAAGCATCCAGATGGCAAATGTCGTGGATCTTGTTTCTGAAGGTGAAATACAAGGTTTAGATGATGGTTTTAAAAGTATTTTTTTAGATGGCACACCAGTTCAAGACGCTAACGGTAATAATAATTTTGAAGGTTATCAGGTAGAAACTAGAAATGGTACGCAAAGTCAACCATATATATCATCATTAACTGCTAACGAAATAGAACGTACAAATATAGGATTACCAGTACAACTTACTTTTGGTAATGTAACTATTAAACAAATTACTAATACAGCAGCTAGTAAAGTAAGAGTAACTATATCAATACCAACTTTAAGACAAATAGAAGATGACGGTGATATTGTAGGACATGCAGTAACTATCAAAATTAGGGCGCAATATAATGGCGGTGGTTATAACCTTGTTAAACAAGATGAAATTAAAGGTAAATCAAGTAATAATTATCAGCGTGATTATGTTTTTTCATTAACAGGTGCATTTCCTGTAGACATTGAAGTATCAAGAGTTAGCGCAGATGATCCAAATTCTAAAAAAGAAAGTAAAACATTTTTTAGTGGTTTAACAGAAATTATTGATGAAAAATTAAGCTATCCAAATAGTGCAT